GGAGTTACCCGAAGGGCGAGACAAAGAAGCCAAAGCACAGTCAATAAAAGCCCGCATCAGTGCTCGTATGGTTATGTTTCCTGGCTTCGTTCCAGATTGGGAACGTGCCATTACGGAGATGTTAAACTTTCCTGCTGGAACAAACGACGACTTTGTAGACGCACTTGCAAAACTTGGTCAAGGTCTTAGTCATATGACAGTAGCTTCCATACGTCCCGTTACATGGGATGGAATCATTAAACCTCAGCGCATTACGTGTGGTTGGGTGCAGGGGTCACACAAAGCCCGTGAAAGAGTGAATCAGTATGCGAATATTGACAACTGAAAATAAACCAAATCGATCCACTCTACTACTCTCCAAGGAAGAACTTGCTAGAGCTATCATGAAGTCTGCTATTGAAAAGGTGGAAGAATTAGGTTTTGGAATGAAAGTACATCAATTTGGCGGTAACATACGACTTGACCTCCGTTTAGGAAGAGTTGCATTTTATCACGCTAATAAACACTAAAACGATTTAACATCCTAACCTCCATGCTTGCATGCTTCCATGCTTGCATGGTCGTTTTAACTAGATGCTAGGATACGACGATAAACAACAAATGAGTCTCATGGACCAACCCATGGCTTCTATGCAGTCCGCTAGAGCTGAAAGTTCACCAACCTCTAAAGGTTACGAAGACTCTGACTCCGATGTCTCACCTTCTGAAATCGCCAACGTTAAACTTTGGTGTTCTCGTATCAAACAAGCCAAGCGCAAATGGTGCGCCGACTTCGAGCGAATGCGAGAGAACATGGACTTTGTCGCAGGCATCCAATATAAAGCCCAACAATCTATAACTGAAGACCGTTACATCGTCAACCTCACTCTCCGTACTGTCAACCAAGGTGTCGCCGCCATTTACGCACGTGACCCCAAGGTAGAGGCTCGGCGGCGTCCTCGCATGGACTTCCAACTCTGGGATGGAAAAATGGAAACTATCCAACAAGTTGTGGGTATGTCTCAAATGGCTCAGATGCAAGGCGGCATGGTTCCACCTCAATACATGGCCATGCTAAACGATTTCATGCAAGGAATGTTACATAGAGAATTAGTGAAAAAAGTAGGCGACACTCTTGAGACCTTGTTTCAATACCAAATGGACTCCCAGTCTCCTTGCTTCAAACTTCAAATGAAACAACTCGTCCGCCGAGTTCGTGTCTGCGGAGTTGGCTACGTGAAGACTGAGTTTTGTCGCAACTACGAAAACGACCTTACGCAAAGCGAAACTCGGATGTCCATTTCGGACCGAATGAAAATGGCCAAGCACATTTTCGAGAAAATCCAGTCCGACAAACTTGACGAATCTTCTCCCGAATACGAGGAACTTAAATCTCTTTTTGCTAGTCTTCAGTCTGCTCCTTTAGACGCTGAAACTGTCCAAGTAAAAGAACACCTCACTTTCGACTTTCCTCGTGCAACCTCAATCATCCCCGACCCTAACTGTCGAATGTTGAAAGGCTTTGTTGGTTGCCATTGGCTTGTTGAAGAATGTTACTATCCTCTCGACTTCGTCAACGCTTTCTTTGAATGCGACATTAAACCCGGTGGAGAACTAGAACAATATGGTCGTGAAAACAAACCCGACGAAGGTTACCTTGAAAGTGGAGAAAAACAAGATAACCGTAAAAAGAAAGTTTGTGTCTGGACAGTATGGAACCTTGACACCAAATCAACATTCGTCCTCGTTAACGGATACAAAAAGTATGTGGTCGCTCCTGAACCCGTTACTCCAGCTACTAAAGGGTTTTGGAATATCGTTGCCGTCACTTTTAATGATATTGAGGTTGAAGAAGGATGTAAAGCCACTATTTTTCCTCCCAGTGACGTCGACCTTATTAAATCAGCTCAAAAAGAATGGAATCGAACTAGACAGGCTCTTCGTCGCCATCGAAAAGCCAACGCCCCTAGGTATTTATACCCTGATGGAAGTATCGCTGAGGAAGACCTCGACCGACTAGAAAATGCCGAAGACCAACAATTCGTGAAGTTAAAAGGTCTCATGCCAGGTGCTAAACCTTCCGATATACTCCAAGCTCTCGCAGTAGTCCCAATTCAAGAAAACCTCTACAACACCGAACCACTACGCGAAGACACTCTTCTCGCCACTGGTCAACAAGAAGCCAACATTGGACCAGCTCAACCTAACGTAACCGCCACCGGTTCAACTATTGCTGAACAGAGCCGAATGACAGTGTCGGGTTCTGATACTGACGGTTTAGATGACAGTCTCACCGAAGTGGCTAAAATCGGTGGTGAAATGCTTTTAAAAGAAATGTCTATTCAAACAGTTAAACACATCTGTGGTATTGGTGCTGTATGGCCAGACCAAAATCGAGAGGACTTTATAAATGAAATCGAACTACAAGTGGTGGCGGCATCGAGTGGACGTCCAAACAAAGCTGTCGAAATTTCCAATTGGAGTCAAATTGCACCTCTACTTATACAGGCAGGTGCTAACCCCCAAGCAATCATCCGTGAAACGGTTAAAAGAGCTGATGACAAACTCGAACCCGCCGACTTCTTCCCCCTCCCAATTCCCATGATCCAGACTTCGCCGCCATCGGAAACAGAGTCTCCCAACTCTCCGCAAGAGCAACCACAAGTTTCAAACGACCGAGGTCAACAGCAAATGTATCCCAATAGCGCAGCAGAACCAGTCCAACCACAGCCTTAATCTACACTTAAAACTATGGCAGAAATCGACGAAACAGTAGAAATCAACCACCCAGATTCATCTATCGAGGCGACCAACAAATCCTTGAATGAGTTCGTTGCAGAACATGTTAAAGAGTTTCAAAAAGACCCAGCCGCCAAAGACAATGAACCGGCCAAGCTTAAAACGTCTAATTCAACGGTTGAACTCGACACAAAAGATCCTCTAGGTGAGAAAGATGAAAAGCCAATTGAACCTCTTAAAGAGAAAGAAGAGGAGAAAAAGATTGATAGCGACGAAAAGAAAGAGACCGACAGCAAAGAGGAAGAAGAAAAGACCGACAACGAGAAAAAACTTCCAGTCGAAGAAGGCAAACCTGTCCCCTACGAACGATTCCAAGAAGTTATACATGAGCGAAGCGAACTCAAACAAAAGTTTGACCAAGTTCAACCTGTTGTTGACAACTTCAATCGCATCGCCAAGTTCTGCCAGGAAAACAACATCGTCCCAGACCAGTTTGAAAAAGCTTTACGTATCCAAGCTCTTTTGAATACAAACCCAACGGAAGCTCTAAAAGAAATTCTTCCAATCGTGGAGTCTCTCCAAGGTTTTGTTGGAAACAGACTTCCCGAAGACCTACAAAAAGAAGTTGATGAAGACAAACTCAGCTTGGTCCGTGCAAAAGAAATTGCCCAACTTCGTGCACAATCCACCTACAAAGATCGGATGGCGAAGCAGTACACTGAAATAGCACAAAAGCGTGCGGAGGACCAAGCCATTTTGGAAATTTCAAAGGCGGCGGCAGAGTGGGTTAGAACCAAGATGGCAACCGACCCGGATTACAGACAGAAAACAACTGAAAGCATGGCTGACGGTCTTTACGAAGATGTCGCAGATAAATTTGCTGCGCTGCTCAACCAGCGTGACTCGCAAGGTAATTTCGTTAATCTTGTTCATTCGGCCCAACAAATGGTCGCGTTGCAGGAGAAGGCTTATAAAATGGTGAAAGAGAAGTGGCTGTCGAGAATGGCACCAAAGAAACTAGCTACCAAAAAGAAGTTGGATATTAATGGTAGTCAAACCCATGTGACTGATGAAACAATAGAAGGAGCTAAAACAATGAAGGACGCTATTGCGTTGCGACTGAAGTTACGAGGAGTTTCAGTATGAATTTAGGCGTTAACTCGGATTCGCCTACCGAGGACGTTAAAAAACCGAAGATTCGTCGTCTTCAAAAATCGGCCAACAGCACAGCGATAGTGCTATGACAAAGGTTCGCAACCTAAGTGTTATGCCGCCAAGATAGAAAATAGATAGACAAACTAAACTTTCAAACTAAAGGATAAATCTCATGGCTGCGTTAGGATTAAGTGTGGCAAACGATATTGCCAATGCTGCGTTAATATGGTATGTGAGAGGTAAGACATTATCTCAAACGACCCAGGATAAGCCTCTCATGCACTGGCTTCGCAAAGGTCAAAAAACTTTCGCGTCTGGCAACCTTCAAATTTCTGAACCGGTCCAGGGTGTCTACATGTCTGACACCGCTGGATTTCTGCAAGGCTTTAGTGAAGATGACTCAATCAACTTTGCCCAGGCTTCAAGCATTCTGCGTGTAGTTTACAACTGGAAAGAAGTTATTGCATCCCTTATCATCACCTGGACCGAACTTCTCAAGGACGGTATTTCCATCTACGACGATTCTCGTGGTGGACGTCAATCGGAACATTCCGAGGTAGCCATGACTCGCATTACTGGGTTGATGGAAAATCGAATGGACGACTTTGGCGAAAGCTGGGCACGTGCATTTAACAACATGTTGTGGCAAGACGGCACGCTAGATACCAAACAAGTGCCTGGAGTCTTGGCGTTGCTTACAGACACACCACTTACTGGGACTACAGGTGGCCTTTCTCACGCTACATACGCCTGGTGGCGACAACGTTTCAATGTGTCTCTTGTGGCTAGTGCACAAAACAGCACTATTATTCAGTTCTTTAACACAGAACTTCTCCAGCTTCGTCGATTTGGTGGTAAACCCAACAAAGCGCTCTGCGGTAGTGCGTTTCTTGACGCCTTGCGGCTTGAGTTGTTTGCCAAGGGTTACTTCACAATGGAGGGTTTTCAAGGTGAAAAAGCTACTGACCTTGGCATGGGAGGCGTTCATATTACTGGAATGGGTAAGTTTGAATACGACCCTACGTTGGATTCGTTGAATCTTTCCAAGCGTTGTTATATCATGGACGGTCGCAGAATTAGACTTCGTCCAATGGAAGGTGAGGATAATAAAGTCCTTTCACCTGAACGTCCGTATCAATACCTAGTGTTCTTGCACTCGATGAAGTGGACTGGGGCATTAGAAGCGACTCAGCTCAATGCCAATGGTGTCTACGGGATTGCATAAACGAGACCGCCAAGTTTAAAATGGAATTAAACATTATGAAAATTAAAAAGACCTTAGCAGTTTCGCTCATTAAAAAGACCTTAGTAGTTTCACTGTTGGTAGCTTTACCTTTGTTGGCACCAGCACAGCAACATCACGAGATTAACTTTCTCGCACCAATCACTTCTATCACAGTTACAAATCTTAAGCAGTACACTAACATCTTTAGTCCTAACTTGGCTGGAGTAACCACAAATGTTGTAGGGTTAACCTACACTAACCTGATTGGAAGTCAGGTTGTTGTGGCTGCGGGAGACTCTACAGCACTAACTGTGGATGTTCCTTTATGGAGTGACCGAAATGGACTAGTTCCATTTAGTTACGCTCCTGATGCAACCAACATCATCGGGTTTCTTCGGTCTGCGATGACTATTAACGTGCATATTCTAAGTGGAGGTTCTGGCGCGAACAGTGCGGTTAACCTTACGTTTGTACCTTTGCCAGATGGCATACATGAAAGTACGTTATCTGGCGATGCGTTCGTATTCGCGATTACGGCAAATACAACGTCGGAGGTGGATATATCCACAAACTGTCCGATTCACAACTGGGCAGGGTATAAAACATTGCGGTTGAAGAAGATTGTTAATACGGATACAGACGCATCTAGTCAGGTCACGATCGACTCTATTACTCTCAATGGATTTGTTCCTTGAGCTATAGGTGGTGCAGACTCATTGTAGTTGGGTTGGTTGGAAAGCGACACCTGCTTTGAGTGGTGTGACGGGGGAGAGAGAACCTCTTAATTTAACTTGTGAAACAAAACAACTGAAAGGAAAAGAAGTGAAAGAAGCTACAGTATTGGTGAAACTCTCTAAAGACAATCACGTGCAGAAAAAACATGTGACTCCAGTGGAGGTTGTGTTACTAGTTGCAGAGCATCATAGGAGTGTTGGAGATATGCCAGTGGAGGTGTTGGATACACCGGTGGAGGTGACAAGATTGGTGGAAAAGGAAGTTGACAATCCACACAAGCCAGGAACAAAAAGAGTTGATTTGGTGCGAGAAACAACGAAACGTACCATTGACGAAGAACTTAACCGCCTACGAAACATCTACGGTAGGGTGAAGGTAAAGACTCTATTGAGTGAAGTTCGTGACATCCCAACCGAAGATTTTAAAAAGGCAATGGAGATTGGAATGAATGTTACGTTGCCGAGTAGTGAGTTGTCGCAAACTAAGTTGATTTAATTCAAACTCATGGCTCGTGGTACACTTGTCTCAGCGATTCTGTCAATGATAAAGGCAGAAATTGGCGACTACTCTGGTACGAATACCGCCAGTGACAACGCGATTATAGTTCAGGCATCTAACTTCCAAAAGTGGTTAGCAACTGAATATGACTGGCCTTTTCTTGAAAGACGCTGGGACAAGACCGCACTAGTAAATACACAGTTTTTGGCATTTCCGACGGTAGATGATAACACTGACACAACTGCAATAAACATGGAAAGGATGCCGTTGGTGGAAGTGTTTTGGAACAACGTATATCAGCCAGTTGAGTATGGAATTGGACAGGATGAGTACAATACGTTGGATTTTGCTTTGCAGCAACAAAGCGACCCTATTCAGAGGTGGAGAGCTGCAACAAACCCGAATGAACCAACTAGTGCAAATTTCTTTGAAGTCTGGCCTGTGCCTGTAACTCAACAAGTGATACGATTTACTGGACAAAGAACACTTTTGCCGTTTGTAGCAACTACAGATACAGCAGACCTTGACGATATGTTGATTGTTATGGGAGTTGCCGCCGAGAAGCTAACTCGAAGTAATCAGAAAGACGCAACGTTGAAGTTAACCAAATTCCAACATCGGCTTCAATTTATTCGTCAAAACTATCCAACACGAGATAGAATTCGAGTGCTTGGCGGTGGTGACGAAAACCAATTTAAGCGAGAACGTCGTCTTGCAGGTATGATAATTACGGTCAAATAGAAAGGAAATCTACACTTATGTTAATTGCAATGGTGGCAGCAGATTTGAATAAATGGCTGAGTTTTGGTCCTTGTCAAGTTCGTAGTATTTGGGGTTTCAACAACCAAGCTACTGATTTATATATACAACTTCACGAAGCTTCGCGGGTGTCCGCTAGTATTGTAATCGCAAATGGTGCGGTGCCAAAAGGAAAGAGCCTACTTGCACAGCAATCTAACGGGTTCAAATATGAATTCCAACAACCTATTGACTTTTCTGAGTTGGTTCTTGCAATTTCTACGACCGAAGTGAATTTAACCGCTGTAGGTGCCGCTGGTGGGTTAGATATGACAGTGAACATAGACGGACCGTTTCTTGTGTCTAATTATTCTACACTTACTGTAGCGGGCACTTCAGCAGCCACAACAGTTGCACAACAGATATGGGCTGAGTCAGCAGGACCAAAGACATTAATGAGACTCGACGTAGCCACAACTTCTGGCGTAGCCAAGTATGCTGTAGGATACGCAGTGGATACTCCAGATTCTACACATAAACAGTTGTTTATTTTACCACTTCCAGCAGATGGGTCACTTGTGAAATATTCATGTGGAGATGGATTTTCTCCACTAGAAAAAATAGCTTCGGATCAAAGTTTGAAACAGGGGTTGACTATTTGGCAGGCCACTACTACAGCACCTGGAAATCAAGATGCTGTGAGTGAGTTGATTTGTAGAGGAATGTATATATGAAAAGTTTAGTGAAAACAACTTTAGCCTTGGCGGCAGGACTAGCCGCCGTGCTTGAAATTCAAGCACAACCAATTCCTCCACTTGTTGACGCTGGAACAGCAGGACAATACGCAATTTATATTGCTACACATAGACTTGGCCCAGGAAACGGAAGCAATGTTGTGTTTCTTGTAATAACAGATAATAATTTTTACACTTATTTGTCAACAAACGTCGCCTTTAACACATATATTACAACAAATAATTTTACAACATTTACCTCTACTACAGTCAATAGCACTACGTTGAATGTAAATGGCAAAGCAAGTGTTAGTTATTTTGTGTTGACGAATCAGGTTGCATATATACCTAAGGTGTGGAGTGGTCCAAGCAACGTTCTGGATTTGTCGCTGTCAACCGGAGCTAATCAGTGGACGTATTCAACCGTCACACCTGTCCGTCTTACCGGACTCACATTCGATGCTGGTTATGTTGAGGATGGCATGCTTGGTATTACCAACTCAGCTACGACCAACATCACAATCACTGCGGCGGCAGGGTTCAAACTTCCAGTAACCGATACACAGGGTGGGAGTTACACTTTGACTAACGGAGACTACGCAGAGATTCTTGTAGATTATCACGCTGGTCCGTCGAATCTTGTAATAAGATCATGGCATTGAAACTTCCACGACGTAAATTTCTTGGTGGCTTCGCACTTAGTGTAGGAGGGTTGTTTGTTCCTCGCATTGTGCGAGCACAGCTTGGAACTAGTCCACCGTTCATGTATGTGGATTCATCCGCGGTAGGTCTTGATCCATTTGTCACAGCATGGTATGCCTCCGTACAAGCGACTGCCGCAGGTCAAGGAAACACGGCGGTGATTTTAGACACTGAACTAGCAGCCCATAACGCCCTTTATTTAGGTCTTCAAACCGACAGCCTTCTAAGCAAGATCAAGGCGTTGATGACTTATCCGGGCACAGGTGCTGGCGACACGGCACTATATGGTGCGTTGGTTCCGTTAATTAGCAACGTTGGAAATAATCCATGGACAAATGTCGGCCTGAACTTTCAACCAGCAAATCTTACGGTAAACGGTTTGGTGGGAAACGCGTCGAACTACCTGAATACCGGAATTAATCCATCTACCGCGTTTGGAAACCAGACCCATGGAGGTTGGAGCATTTACAGCTACTCTGTCGCGGCGAATGGATTCAACTTTGGAACCTACAACGCATCAGTCGCGTTCATGGGCGCGGCCAAGTACAGCGACAACAACGCCTACGGCTACAACGGTGGAATAGGAAATGTCATCACAGTGGCATCGCCGGGTGCGGGATTCTACACTGACCTACGAGTATCATCAACCGACCATAGACTTTACTTTGCCAATGGTTCAAATGCACATGCGCAAATTGGATCAACTGACACAACTTCATTTTCGGGTACATTGCCTAATGGCAATATGTTCCTGTTCGCTGAAGACTTTATCGGCACCGGGGTTCAATTCTCGTGTTCGGATCGACAGTCATTTGTCTGCATCCATGAAGGATTTACCGCTACAGACTCGGCTAATCTTTTCACGCGCGTGCAGACTTTCCTGCAAGCCAAAGGTGGTGGATTTGTATGAACAATTCTTACATGGAAACAGTCATCGAAGCCCGTCGGACAGTGCGTGAATCTCCGACGCCACGCCAAGAAGAAGCATTAGTGGCTTTGTGGGAAACTGGAAGTCTTAAAGGAGTAGCGATAAAACTTGGGATATCAGTAAAGACAGCGGAGGCACATCTTGGTTGTGAGCACCCCACTGGTGGTCTTAGACACCGTTTAGGCCATCCAGAGTGGACCTTGATTGAGTTGTGCAAGTGGGGAATTCGCGCTGGAATCCTGACCTGTTGGTTGCTACTTGTAACTACCTTCGCGGCTGCCGCACAAGGCAAGCAAGGAACCATCATAGTGCTGGCCAATCCGCCCGATGGCGGGACGGTTTCCGGTTCTGGACGCTACAAGTTCAAAAGCACAGACGTGATTGGAGCGATTGCCAACACGGGATGGCAATTTGTATTTTGGGAAAATGGCGACACCAACCCGGTTCGCTCTGTGACCGTAGGTGGTGGCACTCTGACATTTACTGCCACGTTTGCAAAGTTGAGTGCCGGTACTAATCTTGTCAATGTTTGGTGGACGCCGACGTTCGGTGCTATACTTGGTGTCAAAACTTCAGCTACAGGATATATGTTGCGTTGGGGCGAAACCTCTGGTGGTCCATACACCAACTACTCGGTAGCGTTAAACACCAACCTTACCATTACTGAACTGGCTAACGTTCCGCACTACTTCGTGGTCCAGTCTGGATGGATGAATGGTTATAGCGCCATCTCTTGTGAAGTGGCAATAACGAAGTGGCCATCAACAAATAGTTGTGGAAGTGTGCCAATACTTCCATAACAAAAAATAAAAATTAAAGCCAATGAATCATGGAACAGCTTATAAAAGAATTTGGACCACAAGCACCAGTTTCAGTTCTCTTAGTTATTATAGTTTGGTTATTTCTACGCGAAATACGGTCAATGCACAAAGAAAACAACGTAGCACGAAAGCTTGATCGTGAAGTTCTTGAAAACTCTACCACTGCAAATCGACTTGTTCTAGAAAAATTATCCGATGCAATGCTTTCAGTGGCACAATCTAATTTTCAACTTGCAGCTAAAATTGAGATACTTGGTCATATTTGTCCGTTGACTGAGCCTAAACGAAAAATAGAATAAACAAGTTATGCAAAAACTAAAAGATGCAATTGCTGATAGACTTGTGGCACTAATTAATAATCCACACACAAGTGGTTCTGCATTAGTCTACGGTGCTCTCAAGCTCGCAGGATTGATTTGGCCAGTGAAAAAGCCTCTTCTCGACGAAATTGCTTCGGCAGCAATTATCTGGTTGGGTGTCTCAGCGAGAGATGCTTCCAAAAGTGCCACCAAAGAAGACATCGAAGTTACAAAACAACAAGTTGCAGTTGCCATCGACAAGGGAGATACTTCTTTGTTGAAGAAATCGGATGTCCCGCCTCCTGCAAATGTTACAGCAATGCCAAAAGGACCAATAAATCAGTAAACCAACAAAAAAAAAAATATGAAAAAGTTAAAATTATCTGTAGTTACTTGTCTCTTAACTCTGACCTTAAGTGCCAATTCTCAACAAGGTTCGACTAATGCAAGCGCCAAAGCGACCTTTCAAAGCTCATCTGTGAACGTTCTAAAACCATTTACAAGTAGCACATTAAGTTCTGGTCCTATTACAACACCATGGCAGCCGGTTCTACAACAAACGATAAAGACTGCCAACAACTGGAACTTAGTAGTTACTACAGCATTTGAAGTCGGTCTTTATACCGACACTACCGTCAAATCCAAAAACATGGTGTCTGATACTAGCACTGCTACGGCAGCGGTTGAAATTAGAGTTTTAGTAGACGGAAAGGAATCAGCTCCAGGCCCAGTTGTGTTCAGTCAAAGGACTCAACAACTCACAGCCATACTCGAAGGTGCAATCGCTAGGTGCTTGAGTGTTATCACAAACAATACTGGCGGCTTGCAAATTTTGCTCGACACTAACTGTGTTCAGCCGGAAGTGATAGGACTTATGCAGAACACTATGGCAGCTAATTCATTTATTTTCGGCTCGTTGCTATTGCAGTCAGGTCAACATTCAATCGTGGTTGAGGCGAGACAAACTGCTATGGGCGACAATCAGTTAGGCTCTTTTAAGTCCACAGCTCTACTTGGAAAGGGCACAATCTCGGTAGAGGCTGTTCGGTTTATAAAAGACCCATCACAACCTTACGAGCTGAACTAAACCAACCATGAAAAACATCAAAAAGTTAGCGTTACTTACTTCGCTTGTGGTTGTAGTTTGCTGTGCATGTGCCGTATTCTCAACCAACATCTTCCGAACACAACAAACTAGCGAAAATCTAGCCTACACTGCATACATCGGCTACACCAACTACCTCACCACTCATACTATCAATCCTCAGTTACAGGCACAAATCAAAGATATTCGGTTGAAGTTTGCCGCCACGGATAAAACTATCGACACACTACGCCTTTCTTACGAAACCAACAGCGCATTGAAACCACAAATTGAAGCTACAATCTTAACTTTACAAGACCAAGCTTCAAACATAGTTTGGTTAATTCACTACTATCAACAATAAATTTATGACCCCAGAACAAACCAAAGATCTTCTTACAAACATTGTTAGCGACGCCAACGAGGTTGGCGGCATCGCAAGCATGTTTGCACCTCAATATGCTGCCTTTATCGCTATTGGCATGGCCATGGACAAACAAATCCCAGGGCTTGTTTCCAGTGTTCAAGCGTGGATTGAAGGAGAAGACCCTACAGAAGAAGAATTAATCGACCATGCCGCCAAGCTTACAGTTTTGTCTAACCCAAATGCGCCGTAGGCCTACGAGCGGTTGAATTCAATGGTTGAACTCGACATTCTATGAGCGAGAAGTATATATCCCTTAATTCGTTTAAGTATGGGCTTGACGGACGTAGAGATATACTAACCACTGTTCCAGGAGCTTTGTCTCAGTTAGTCAACGCACACATCAATGCTGGAGGTGAGGTTGAACAAAGAATGTCTTTCGCAAAGGACGCAACTGCTTTTCCTACAAACACGTTTGGATTAGTTGACACTGACTCTGGATTAATGACGTTTGGTAGTGCTGCTTCACCAAATGCAAGTCTTCCAACAGGAGTAACATATCAACAACTACCTGCACCTTTTCCAACGCTTGTTATGCAGTCAGTTGTATTTGCTTGTAATTACCTAGGCAAAGCATTTGTGATTGCATCGTTTACCAATACTGTAACTAACTTCATTTATTATAATGGAGTATTAGTAGCTGCAACTAGAAATGGAATTGTTCTATCAATTCTGACCGGACAGCCCGAAAGTTTAGCGCAACTCGCAATTGACCTTGCAGGCCAGGTCAACTCACTAACAGGCTGGAGTGCAACAGCAAATGTAGATAAAGATGGCAACGCAGTTAATGGATTTGTAATAGTTAAAACTCCAAGTGGCGTACACATTACACCTACTATAAACGTTAATTCAACTTCTGGTGCAATGGGAGCAATCCTTTTGGACCAAAATAATCCTGGGACTCCTGGAAAAGCTGCGTTAGCGGCATTCTTAATTAACGCTTCTACAAATGGAACAATTGTAGTTACAGCACCTTTGCATAGTGATGGAAGTGGAACTGCTAACCTTACAGGAACTATAAATTGGACAACAGATGCGACAACAACCGCAGGTTTGATAGTAACTGCAATTAATCGCAACACAATGTTTTATGGTTACACCGCAGTAAACAATGCAGGAAACGTTACTGTGTATGCGCCAGTTGAATTTGGAAACTTCACGTTTAACTTAACTACAACGACAACTGGAGATATTACAGTTTCAGTAGGGACTATTACAGGTAGTTTCACTGCAAAGATAACCCCAGAAAATCTTGAGGTAATCAAAACAATTCCTTTAGGACAACACGGTGCAAAAACCATTTCTGGGTTTTTAACTGCAAGTTACTCTGGTCAGACAGGTACTGTTTCATTTCTCTGGGAGGAGACAGATCAAAATGGAAATCCTTTAACAGTAGGAGTAACTAGTGGAATTGTAATGAGTAACACAGCAACCGCTAGTGTTGGATTTTCTAAGACTTTGCAGGAAAATACTTCAACGCAAGGTTATTTCAAGGTTACAATACACGATGCAGGAACTAATACAACAGTTAAAATTACTTTTTACGTTTTACTTGAACTAGATAATTTGCTTTGATTTTGATGTATGCCAACAGTAGTAACTAACTTTGCCTTTGGTAGTGGCCAGACAGCTATTCCTGGTTATGGAGACAGATGGTTGTTTGGGTTTAGTGGAACTTGGTCTGTGGTTGGTCCTATTGTTCCTGAAAGGTGGCAAATTTTACTTGCAACTTCCGAAGGAAACATCACGCTTGGAATAGGGAATTTTTCGATAAACGCTGACTTAACACTAGCAATACCATCTGCTACTGTAGCGTTGGTGTATAGAGAAAGGGCTTATGTTGGAGTAGTAAGCCAAGTTAACTACTCCGATAATGATAACATTACTGGATGGGAAGAACAAGACCCAGGAGCAGGGTTTATACGGTATTTGAGTCAATATGGCGCGCAAGATGCAGTTGTTGGATTGGCACTTATTCAAGGTAGAGTTGCTTTTCTTGGAAGAAGGTCTATACAAATTTGGAATGTTGATGCAGACCCAGCTAACTTTTCCTTGGCACAGGTGTTAGATAATACAGGAACATTCGCGAAATTATCTGTGCAGCAACAAGGAGATTTTGACGTAATCTATCTTGATGATACTGGAGTAAGGTCGTTGAGAACAAAAGAAGTTACGTTGGGTGCTTATATTGACGATATTGGAAGTCCAATAGATGAATTTATAAGAACTGCGTTAGATAGTCTTTCTGAAATACAGAAGGCTACTTCGTGTGGAATAGTTGAACCTGCCACTAAAAACTATTGGTTGTTTGTCAAAGATACGTTGTATGTGCTTTCCCGCCATCCATCAAGCAAGATAAGTGCATGGTCGACTTACGAACCTAGAGGTGATGATAACCAACTTTTCGTGCCTTTGAAGTTTGTGGTGTTGACTGGAAGAGTGTATCTTCGTGGAACAAGTTCGTTTGATTCTAGAGACTATTTGTATACTTATGGAGGCGTAGATAATACAACTTATGACCAGTATTCACAAGTTACTCTAAAAACACCTTACCTTGATGACAAAAGACCTGGAACAATGAAGCAGTTTGCAGGTTTAAGTGTTGCTAAGGAGGGAAAATGGACTGTGTCTATTGCTACAGACCCACAAAGCAATAACTATGTTGATTTTTTGACTGCCCATGGTAGTGCTACGAGCCCTAATGTGTTGGCTGATTCAACTTATGATATTGGCAATGTCGAGGCTCCATTGAAAGGCACTCATTTTTCGGTGAAAGCAATTAGTGCAAGTATTTCAACCTCAGCTCCTGTCGTTTTGGGTGCGTTGCTTCTTTATTATAATCCCGCCGAGCTTACAGGTTAAACAAAATAAACATATGAGAGAACAAGAACAGGTGCAGATAGAAACAAGAAAAGTAGTACTCCTCTGGCATACCTTTTGCAGAGACCAAGCCGAGTCCTTCATCAAACTTGCAAAACTCAATAACTACACAACTTTTGATACGCCACTACATCCAGAGGGACCATTTGAGTTTTGCGTTTATGGTGGACAGCCAAACGAAAAAATTAAAGGTCTTAAACTTCTGGGAGAAGAAATAGGACTAAAATTCAAAGAACTTCACTCAGAAAAATAATTATGATTAATGGTTTTGTCTATCTTGACCGAATTAAATCTCGAGACGAGTTTAACGAACTTGTTGAACTTGCCAAAGTTGACAAACACGGAGTCTACTGTCCAACCCATGTGGTAAAACGAAACAACGAAAAAATTGGTTGGTTTTCCATTGGCAGTCCAGGTGTTCCAGTTGTGTTTGCTTGGCTTTCAACCGAAAAGGTTGGTCCAAGAGAATCATTCAGTTTGATTAACTTGATTGAAAATCATGTTGAATTAAATGGAGCCACAGCGGTTGCTTTTCCAATACCTAGGGAAAGTCCATTCCATCCACTTATGGAGAATATGGGGTATGCTTTTTCAGGTAATTATGACTATTTTGTAAAGAAATTGTAACTTTAAGAAAATGAACTACACTATATGAGTTACGCGTTATTTGATTTAGCAAGCGGTGGAAGTCCCGACTACGCCGGCGAAGCACAAAAAGCCGAGGACAAACGTCAAGCAGCAATCCGCCAAGGCACTAGACAAGTAAACCAAGCATTTGGCGGCTTTAACCAAGATTTTTACAACAAACGTCGTCAAGCCTACATTGACTATGCAATGCCACAGCTTTCAGATCAATTCACCCAAACCCGTAATCAAGTCGGTTTTGGTCTCGCCAACAAAGGTCTAACTCAAAGCTCTACTGCCGGAAAGCAATGGAGTGACGTCTTTCGCCAAGCTCAAACATCCAAGCAAGGCATTGCAGACGCAGCGACTGCACAGAGTCAAGACCTTGCAAAGCAAGTTGAATTACAGAGGCAGAACCTACTCGGTCAACTTTACACAACCGCTGACCCTGCAAGTGCTTCACAACAGGCCATTTCAACTGCGGCGGGTTTTCAAGCACCAAGTACGTTTGCTCCGTTAGTAAATCAATTTAGTGGATTGTTAAATCAATATTACATTTCACAGCTTTTGAATCAAAAACAACCTATTGGTTCATTAGGAACTGGAACTGGTGGCTATGGAAATAGTTTTGCTCCTTTACCTAGTGTTCAGCAAGATAGC